TGGAAAGACATCTTTATAACATACTGAACAGGAGTACCATCTTTGAACGTTATGTAGGATCTAGTTGGAGTATAATCAACTGAGCAACTAGTCAAAGCACACTCTTTTATTCTATTTAATGATGGATTTTGTTTGTTATTATGTAGATAGGTTATTCCAAAAGTATGCGGAGATTTTAAGAATAAATCAGCAGTACTTCTTCTTGGTGCCATTCCTTGCTTGAAGAATCTGATAATATTTTTTACGTTAGTTGCTTCGGTTGGAGTTCTTGGTGATAAGTAAAATTGAAAATCAAACGTTCTTAAATCTGGACTATTGAATAATAACTCTCTGTTTGGATTGAAAATTCCTCCAGTTGTTCTTGCTGTTAAATTATTTGTCCCTAAAGCAAACTCTGCAATCTTACTTAAAATTCCAGCTTTAAGATTTGCACCTTCTTTTCTTATATCTTCTTCTAATCTCTTCAAACTATTTCCAGCACCTTTTACACCTTCTTTAGTAGCACCAGAAAACACATCTAATCCTGCAATTGCTAGAGGACTTAGATTTTGACCATCCCAGTTAACTTTATTACTATCTCTAATTCCTTCTTGTATCCCTAAAGTAACACTAGATAATGTTTGTTTTTGGTCACGTTTCCTGTCTGCAAAAGTAAAACCAGAAGATCTTCTCACAGTATATTCAAATTTACTAAATCTAATTGTATCCATTCCTGTCGGAATTTTTTCTGGATATCTTAAACTGTCAGATGGTGGTTCAGCAGCAGCAGGTTTTACTTGTATTGATGATTTTTGTAATTCAGCAGAAATACTTGTCTGTGCCGTTGAAGTAGTTTCTGGTTGTTCTTCTTCGCCAATATTGTTTGGACCAGCTCCTTCCGATTCGACTCTAGAGTTGTCTATGGAAGAACGATAACCACTTGTTTGTGAGATAGCTGCTCTATCTCTGAAACTAGTTGCATTTTGATCATTTATAATAGATGTTGCATCGTTCTTACCATTTCTTTCAATTACTTTCCATGTATCTGAAGAAGGATCTCCAAAAAATTTAGTAGCTTCAATATAATTATCTACTTGTCCGCTGGGTACAGTCCACTTATTTTTTTCTGCACTATACTCCCAAAAAGGTTGTCCATCCAAAGACACTTGGATATTACCTGTTTGATTATTTACATCATAAGTTAAATTTTTACTTCTATCAATCCCACTTCCTCTACGTAATTTTCTTTTAACGGGGATTGTTTTAGTTGCTCTATAATTATAGTCACCAGTTTTTGAATAACCTTGCGGTAATGACATTAGATTATAATTTTTAGTTATTTATATCCCCAATTCATCTTCTGTGATGATCTTAAATTCAATTCTACGATCATCGCACCATTCTTTTGCTGCTTTCCACTTAGCAACATTTTTACTATAAGTTAATACTTCGTTAATGTAAGTCTTCTTTCTTTTACCTTTTGATTGTTTTGGTTCTAGTGTTTGTCTTTTTGGTTTTACTTCTACCAAATACTTTTTAATTACTCCACTACTTTCTTTTATCTTTACAATAAAATCTGGAAAGTATCTACGAACTTTATTTGTTGTTGGATCAAAGTATGGAATAAAAAATTCTTCACTTCCCCACTCCAAAATATTTTCTTTACGATCACAGTATCTCATGAACTTAAGTTCCCAGGAAGATCTGTAAACAATATTTCTAGAATCACCTTTATACTTATCAGGATTTCTTGGGTGGAATCTTCCTTGATGATATTTTCCTTCCCGCATACATAATATATAAGAACCAAATAGTATTTATAAATGCAAGTCCCAGAAGTAGGATCTAAACGAATAACTGATATAAAAAGTAAGTTATTAAGACCTTCTTTAACTTCGCAATATTATGTACATATCCAACCACCTACAGGAACTGTTAATCCTTTTACGACTTTTCTGGCTGGGAAGGGATTAAATATAGGAAATAAAATTGTAGACTCTGTAAACTTAGCATGTACAGAGGCATCTTTACCAGGATCTTCTTTGGCACTGATTGATATTGAAAATGATTACCATGGAGTTTCTGAGAAGAATGCTTACAGAAGAATGTATGATAATGATATAGCACTTACATTTTATGTTACTGCCGAAGAGTATTATTCTGTAAGATTTTTTGAATCTTGGATGTCATTTATAGTTAATGAAGATGATGCTAGAAGTTTAAGAAATTCAAATTATTCATATAGAGTAAAGTATAGTGAAGAATACAAATCACAAATGTCTATTGTGAAAATTGAAAGAGATTATGGATTGACTAGTGGTAATGGATTACAATATGATTTTATTGATGTCTTTCCTAGGTCTATAAATTCTATGCCCGTTTCGTATGGTCCTTCTCAGTTATTAAAAGTTACGGTTAATTTTTCATATCTTAGATATGTCTTAGACTTTAAGAAACTGACTAATCCAACACAAATATCTAACGAGTTTAATGCCGCTGCTCCACCACCACCTAAGGCATTTGTGACCTCTGTTACGCCCAGAAGAACATCATCTAATTCTTCAACTCCCAGTGATCTTATCGCTAGAACAAGATCTACTGCAGTTACTGAAACTAGGTCAGCAGGACCTACCTCTGGATTTGGATTTACTCTCTCGACAGTCACCTAAATAAGATAACTGATTTCATTATATTTTAATTCATGCCTTTACCAAAAATTGCTACACCAACACATGAGTTGGAATTGCCTTCTACAGGACAAAAAATTAAATACAGACCATTCCTTGTAAAAGAAGAAAAACTTCTTCTTCTTGCTATGGCAACAGAGGATAGTAAAGAACTTACTTTAGCACTTAAAACTGCTATTGAAAACTGTATTGAGACACCAGGAATTAAGGTAGAAAAACTGCCTACTTTTGATCTTGAGTATATCTTTTTAAATATTCGCACAAGATCTGTGGGAAATGAAATTGAATTAAGTCTTATTTGTCCAGATGATGGAGTTACTACTGTTCCTGTGACCTTAGATATTGATAATATCAAAGTCAAGAAAAATAAAGATCATAAGACAGACTTTAAAATTGGTGATGATATAATGGTTAAACTGAAGTATCCTTCTTTGGATGAATTTAGTAATTATAATCTTGGTGATGAAGAAAAAACTGTTGAGCAATCATTTGAAATGATCGCAGATTGTATTGATAAGATTTTTACTGAAGAAGAAGTCTGGTCTCACGAAGATCTTTCTAGAGAAGAACTTGTTGAATGGGTTGAGCAAATGAATTCAGAACAATTCAAAATGATTGAATCGTTCTTTGATACTATGCCTAAACTTTCTCATACAGTTAAGATTACAAATCCGAAAACGAAAGTTAAAAGTGATGTTGTTATTGAAGGACTCTCAAGTTTTTTAGGATAGCCCTTTCTTATATGGATTTGGAAAACTATTTCCGTTTAAATTTTGCGCTAATGCAATACCATAAGTATTCTCTTACGGAAATAGAAAACATGATGCCTTGGGAAAGGGACATTTATGTTGGATTACTTGAGACGCATTTAGAAGAAGAGAAACTTAAGCAGCAACAACAGCAATGAACTTAGACGATCTACTTAATAGTATCAGAAATGAATCTGAAGTTCCTTCTTTGGATGATCTAATTGCTGATGTTCAAGGGAAAAAGAAGAAGAAAATAAATCCAGGTGCATTATTAACAATATCATCATTTAAAAAATCATATCAGAAAGGGGTAAAGCAAAGAGAACAGATTGATGAGTCTTTATTAAGTCTTCTTGGAATAGAAGATGTTTTTGATTTAGACTATGAAGACTACATGCAGTTGATCCGTGAAAGACTTCAGAGTGGTTCTTTTGGTAAAGAAAAATTATCTGAGTTAGATCTCGCGAGATTAGCAAACGAAAGGAAGAGAGTAAGGGGAAAGAAGGGAAGATTTAAAGTAGTAAAAACTCCAGTAAAAAGAGAACCAAAGGGAAGAATAAGTTCAAAGACAAAACTTCTTTCTGGTAGTAAAATACTGCAACAAAAAACATCCGAAGAAAAAGTTGCTCCAGAAAAACTTACTTCGATAGATGAAGCATTAGACAATATCCTAAAGTCTATTCGTGATGATGCTAAGTTAGAAAAAGAAATTGCTGATGATAATAAGAAAAAGAAAGAAAACGAAACTAGAAAGAATAAAGAGGAGAAGTTAGAAAAAGGAAGAGGTAAAAAGTTATTAGAAAGTGCAAAGAAAGTTTTAAAACCATTTCAAAGTATTTTCGATAGAATATTTAAATTTTTACTAGGTGTTGTTGCAGGAAGATTATTTGTAAAAATTACTGAGTGGTTTAGTGACGAGGAGAATAAAGAGAAAGTAGATACATTAACAAAGTTTGTAAAAGATTGGTGGCCTGCTTTAACTGCTGCATTTTTAGCTTTTGCAACTCCTCTTGGTGGATTTGTTAGAACAGTTGTTGGTACAATAACTAAACTGACTTTAAAATTGGGAGCTGGTCTTGTTAAATTGGTAATTAAAAATCCTAAGGCAGCTTTAGCAGCTGGTGTTATAGTTGCTGGTAATGAATTGAGGAGAAGAAGTCAAGAAACTACTTCAAATATGATTGAAGAGAAAGGTCTTGAAGATATGTCTCCTGAAGAACAGGCAAATGAATTGTCTAAACCTGGAAATATATTAGAAACATTTACCAGAACACTTCTTCCTTCACTCGAAGAAGATAAGAAAGGATTTTCTGGTGGTGGTATGGCGATGGGAACTGATACTGTTCCTGCAATGCTGACTCCTGGTGAGTTTGTAATGAGTAGAGGTGCTGTAAACACTTTCGGCACTGACTTTATGGAGTCGATTAATGCTGCTGGCGGAGGAACAAATAAACCAAGAACAATTGGTGGAGTATCTTATGCTGCTGGTGGTGGAGAAATAACACCCATACAGAGGAAGGCACTTAATGTTCTTGCTAAGTATGAATCTGGTGCTGCTGGTTACAACGCAGTCAACCAGATTGGAACTAAGGGTGGTAGAGGAGTTCTGGGATTTTCTGGAGACATTAAAAAAATGTCTCAACATGGAGGTAGAAGTTTAACAGACTTTACTATCAGAGAGATCAAGAAACTTCAATATGATAATGGATCTCTGAGTAATTCTGAATGGATAGATGCGGGTAAATTACATGCTGTAGGTAGATATCAATTTGTCGGCAATACACTTCCAGGTGTTGCTAAACGTGCTGGTATTCCTGATGATGCTAAGTTTACGGAAAAGGTTCAAGATTTGATGGCTCTTCAATTGATGAGAGAGCGAGGCATTAAACCTTGGGTTGGTCCTAGTGATAAGGCAACTGCTTCAGAGAGAAGAATTGTTGAACAAGCTAGAGGTGTTAAATCTTCTCCATATATTGCATCAGCTCCAAGAATGTCTGGTTCCAAAAAAGTTGAAGAGTCCACTGGTATGGATATTCCTGGAGCTACTGCAGATAGGCAATTAATTCCTCCAATGAAGGTTCAACCTGGCGAGTTTCTTCAGGTATTTACTAAAGATTTTGTTGATATGGGTGGAATGAATATTGTCGAATATCTTCAAGCGCAGTTTGATCCAGATTCAAACGCTAGAAAATCTGGAGTTCTTAGTAATAGTAAAAATATTAATCTAGATGCTCTGAAACCATCTCCTAAAAGAAAAGGAGGAGGTCAAATGACTTTGCCGCCAATAACACAATCTACTGGAGGACAAGCAACACAAGTAAATAATACAGTGCCTCAGTTCAGTGCAGTGTCTGTAGTTTCTGGTGATGTTAGAAATACTATGGTCAATGTATATGGTATAAGAGGGTAAGATAAATGCAAGTTACACCAAAGGCATTACCATCATCAGGATCTTTAGCAGTTATAAACAAAAGTATTAGTAGAAGTAAACTAACTAATTTTAAACCTGCTAGTTCTACTACAGAAGAAGGTGGAAAAATAGTTAAGTCTATTGAAAGTAAAATTATAACTATAGATAAAGTTATAGAGAGTAAAACTTTATTTAAAAGTAAAGTTTTTAAAGATAGTAAAAAATTAGAAGAGAAAAAGAAGAGAAAAGAAAAAGAAGACAGGTTAGAAGAAACCAAAGACGAAAAGAAAGTAGATAAGAAAAAAGGATTTAGTCTTCCTGGAAAAAATATATTCCAGAGAATTCAAAACTTTATCGTCGGCACTCTCCTTGGTTGGTTATTTAATAAGTATGGTGATAAACTGCCTGACATACTGAAGTTTTTTAGTGAGACATTACCTAGTGTATTTGAGACAGTTGAAAATGTTGTTGGTTCTATATTTAATGCTGTAGTTTATTTTGTTGATGAAGGATATAAATTATATGAAAAGTTTGAAAACTTTGCTGTTGATACTTTAGGTTTCGATCAAAAAGTCTTTGATAATTTTACTGAAAAGTTAAATGCGTTTGTTAATTTTGCACTCATTGCAGGTATACTTGGATCAGGTGGAGGTCTTCCTGGTCTTCCTGGTAGAAAACCTAAACCTAGTAAATCTAGTATACCTGGTAAACTTAGTAAAGATGTAAGGAATAGATTATCTAGTAAGGAAGCAAGAAAAAGATATGCAAGAAGATATGGTAAGGATGCTGCCAAATCAAGGTTTAAGGGAAATGTAAGAACTCCAATAAAAGGAACTGTTCTTAAAAATATAAAAGCTGCTAGTGTAACTGCTAAAAGTATGATGGGTAGAATACCATTTCTTGGAGCATTAATCTCTGGTATTTACACATACTACGAAGATGTCGATCCAATAGATGGAGAACCAGATAGAAAATTAGATAAAGCATTATTCAAGGCAGGCGGCACTGCTCTTGGTGGACTTGCTGGTAGCTTTATTCCTATTCCTGTTATTGGTACTGCTCTTGGTGCTCTCCTTGGTGAGTATGTTGGCGAACTATTCTACATCCTCATTAAAGGGGATGGTATTGGTGCAGTCGGTGAAAAGTTAAAGAAAGATATTACAGGTCTCTATAAAGGAGTAACTAATTTCTTATTCGGCAATCCCGAAGTAGGTGATGTTAAGACTAGAAGTGTAGGTAGAGGTGGACAAAGGAAAACAATATATGAAAAATGGGATGGTGAAAAGTGGAACAGAATAGAGAAAAATGAATATACAAAGATTCGAAAAGAATCCGAAGGTTCAGGAGAACCTGGAAGTGTAATATCAGCTTCTCACCAACACACTGGCACGGGATTTAGTATAAAAGGATTAGTTGATGAACAAGGAAGACCCGCAGTATTCTCTAAGTCAGCAGCAGCTGCATTTGGTAAAATGATGAAGGACTCCAAAGGAGTTGTGAAGGGATCTGATATTGCTAGTAGTCAAAGAAGTAAAGAATGGAATGCAGAAGTTGGTGGCGCAGAAAATTCATATCACTTATATGGAGAGGCAGTAGATATTCACGGAGACTCCAATGACTGGATCAGAAAACACGGAGCAAAGTATGGATGGAAACCTAATGATTATTCTGGATCTCACGGAGGTCACTTTGAGTTCAAAGGACTTGAAGGTGGTGGTTCTATAGGACCAAAGAGAAATATAGGAGCACTTGAAATGCAGACAGATTATGAAGATGATTATATTATAATGATACAACCTGTAATTATAGAGAAGGTAGTTCCAGTTGAAAACAACACAGTATCTTTTCCTTCATCTACTAGTGTAAATAGTAGTATCTTAGAAACTTTCACGCGATAATGAGTTCACCACAGTTCCCTCGCAATGTAACAAAATTCGATCTCTATCCAAATTTCTCTGGTACTTTTCAGTCTTTATTGGGTGGTCTTGTTGAACTTGCATACTATGAAAGCATTTTAGATTTGACTGTTAGAGTATCTGCGACTTTTGCTGATAGCGGAAGTGGTGGTAAGTCACTGATTGAAGATTTAGTTGCTGGGAATAAATGTGATATTAAGATGTCTGATGAGAAAGGAAACAAGATTGACTTCACAAACACTAGAAGTTTGAGATTGAAGCAATCTAGGAATATGATTCAAGATACATCAAAGAGTTCTTATGTTCTTGATTTATACTGTAAGGATTTTATAACAAATCAAATTGATTCTGCATTAGTATTGAAAAGATATAGTGGAAGGATATCTGATACTGTAGAGAGTATAATGAAAAGGGATTATATAAAGTCTAGTTTTCCTTTGGTTATAGATGAGACTGCAAATTCATTAGAAGTTATTGGTAATAGAAGAAAACCTTTTTCGGTTATTTCGGAACTAGCAACTAAGTCTGCTTCAGAAAACGCTCCAGGATATCTTTTCTATCAAACCTATGATGGATATAACTTTAGATCTATTGATAGATTATTTTCTCAGGATCCAAAAAGAAAATTAATATTCAATAATACTTCAGATATGCCTAGTGGATATGATGCAAAGATACTTGAATACTCTTTTGATATTGGTGTAGACTTAGATAAAAAAATTGAAAGTGGTAGCATTGGTAAATCAAAACTCATCTCATTTGATTTTTATGAAAATGTTTATGAAGGAGAACTTGATAACGAAAATGAATTTGATGCTGATTCTCAGTTTAGTGACAAGTTCAGTGGAGGAAAAGAACCATTAAAATTTCCAACAGACTTAGGTTTAGATAAAACAAAAACATACACAAGACTTAAGGACATTGGTATTAATCCTGCTGGTGGTAATGCTGCTAATCAATTAGAAAAGTCTAAGGAAGTAGATTTTGATATCAATAGTATTGTTCGTCAATCTACTGTGAGATATAATAATCTTTTCAATATAAAACTTTCTATTACAATAGATGGAGATCTTGGACTTAGAGCAGGAGATATGCTATACTGTGACTTTCCTGAGTTGAACGAAGATCAAGTAAAAATAAGCAGGAGAAAAAGTGGACTATATATGATAGTAGATATAGCAACTTTGATTAATCCTGAAGGTATATTTACCAGATTAAACCTGGTCCGTGATTCTGAAGGAAGAAAACCATCGCGTTAAGAAAAAAATGGAAAGTATCGAAAAGCATATCGAGAAAGATAGGGAGATTCTTGAGAACCCTACAATCTCACCACAACAGCGTCGTCACATTGAATCTGAATTAGAAGAACTAGAAGCATACGCTGAAAATCACAAAGCAGATATTGAAGCAGGAGATCATCACGATCCAACATACCTTGAACTTTATTGTGATGTAAATCCAGACGCAGACGAGTGTAGAATTTACGAGGACTAATTAGCAAATGAGTCTGCTGAGTAACGAACAATTTGGAACTGATTTGTCTTGGTGGACTGGACAGATAGTAGATGATGCCTATTGGAAACAGAACAGCATACCTCAGAAGTGGTCTGATGTAAGTGAAATCGCAGGGTGGGGTGCTAGATACAAAGTAAGAATTTTTGGAAATCATCCCCAAGATTTTAATGAATTGCGTGATGATGAACTTCCGTGGGTAGATATAATGTATCCAGTCACTGCTGGATCTGGTCATGCTGCTAGTTATCAGACATCAAACTTAAGGAAAGGTTCTTTTGTTGTTGGTATTTTTAGAGATAAAGAACAAAGAGAACCATTAATTCTTGGATGTCTTGGAAATAATGACCAAGTAGACCTGAAGTATGCACAGACTTATAAAGGATTTATTCCTTTTAGTGGATTTGGGGGACAAGAGCAAGAGAGAGTTCCATCATATTCTCAGTCTAACTCTAATGCAAAGTTAGAATCAAACACAACAAACTCA